TCCCACCACCCCCCCGGTTGGAAAATCCCACCACCCCGGTTGCGAAACACCACCACCCCCCCGGTTGGAAAATCCCACCACCCCGGTAGGAAAATCCAACCCTATATTAAATACTAATATAGATAACTCTTTAGATACCGATAAGGATAAACCCGCCAACGGGGTTGTCGGGGATTTGTTCCCGGATGAACAAAAGGTTGACGATAAGGATAAAAAAAGAACGTCTATATTTCGCAATTCCGAGGTTTACAAATTGGTTAAGTTTGGGGCGGACGGCGTAAACGATTATTCCGAGTTTGAAAAACTATTTGCGACGCCGGAATTTGAAAAGGTCGATTTGGTTTATTATTTCCATACCGTCGCCGATTGGTCGGAAACCAAACAGGGAGTTAAGCGCACCCGGACGGGTTGGATTGCCACGGTACGCAATTTCATTCGTGGCGATGTGGAAAAGAAGAAATTACATTTGAAACCGGAATACCAAGCCCCGCAAAGTCGTTTGAATGTAGCGGGCGCAATGGAATTTCTTAATAACGATTATTAATAAATGGAACAATTGCCGGAAAAGATAAATACGCAATCCGTGGCGTTGGCGGTATATAATCCCCCGCCCGGAACCAAAGCAATAGAGATACGCCGCCAAATGGTACAATTACCGGAGGTTGCCAAATCGTTGTCGTCGGTTGAAAAGTATATTTTTGCGGCGTCAACCAAAACACAGATTGCCGAGATTGACGACGCCACGTTGGTTGCTAAAACCGGGCAAATGTTCCGGTTTATAGCAATGGACGTTGGGTATATAATCCCGACCAACGCCGACGATTGGGCGTATATTTGTACCCGGTTGTTGGATATACTCAAAAAATACTTTTCGCAACTAACATTAGCGGACGTTAAGTTGGCATTTGAGTTAACCGCAACCGGGGAATTGGACGAATATTTGCCAAAAGGACGGGACGGGCAACCGGACAAACACCACTACCAACAGTTTAACGCCGATTATTTCGCAAAGATATTGAACGCATACAGGCGAAAACAAAACGGAGTTATTGCCAAAGCGTACAAAGCATTGCCGGAACCGAAAAAGGAGTTAACCCCGGAGCAAAAACGATATTACCACAACGACACGGAAAGCCGTAACCGTTTGGCGTTTCTGCAATACAAATATACCGGACGGGTCGATTTCGGTATTGCCGGGGAAATGTTCGTTTATAATTGGTTATTGGCTGTTGGTTTGGCGGATGAAGTGAAAGAAACCGAGGACGACCGCCGGGAGGCATTGGGGCGGTTTTTAGCCCGTGCCGCCCGTGGGTTCGTAAATGAATTTACCGTTTACCATGTTCGTAAGGATGGAACCAAAAGCAAAGAAATTGATTATACGGCGTTTGAGGTTGCCCGGAGAAAAGAGATAATAAAAGCGTTCGACCGTATGATTGCGGACGAATTGCAAGTTGATGATTATTTGAATTTTTGGAAATGAATAAAATAACGATTGATTGTATTATTGGCATTGACCCCGGAAAAACCGGAGGGATTGCCGTTTGGCGTCCGAACCATAAAACCGAGGTTATCAAGATGCCCGCCGACCTTATGGAGTTGAAACAATGGTTTGAGTACATGAAAAGTATTTGTAAACCGCTTGTTTTCGTCGAAAAGGTGCAATTGCGCCCGGACGATGTAAACGACAACCCCGGTAAGGCGTTCCGGGTGCAAAAACTGTTGTCGGAGTTTGAGAAACTGAAAACGATAATTGCCATGTGCGACGTACCGTTTGTTTTGGTACACCCCCAAAAATGGCAAAACGAATTGAAATTGCGTGTTAAGGGGGAGGAAAAGCCCGAACGCAAAAAGCGATACCAACGAGCCGCCGCCGATTATTACCCGGATGTTAAGGCGACATTGTGGAACGCCGATGCGCTTATGATTTTACACTTTGGACGATACATTTTACATAACAACCCCCGTTGGGTTTTGGAAAATTTACCCGCCCCAATGCACAATCGTTTATTTTAAGCCCGTACACGGCTTTAATTTCCCAAATGGTTAAGAGTATGGCAGACGACAACAAAGCCCCGCAAATCGAAAATACCGAAAAAATAACGGCAAAAGAGTTGGCGGAAATGGTAAAGCAGATGCGGCACAACCAACGACGTTGCCAACGGAACCCAACCCCGGAAAAGTTGGCAACGTTGGAGCGTTGGGAAAAGGAGGTTGACGCCGTGGTTGCGGTTCTGACAGATACACAAATGAAATTATTTTGATATGGACGAAATGGATTATATCTATTTAGGCGACCGATTGACCCGCCCGGAATTGCGACGTATGCCGTGCCGGGCGGTTCGTCGTTTAGACGGCAAATGTATTCGGGGACGCAATGGCAATATGTTAGTTGAGTTTCCCGGAATTGGTAAGGTTGTTATTTTGGGTCGATTATTGCGAAAACTTAAAAAATAAAAGAAAAAAGTTTTGGTAATTAAAATAATATACGTAGATTTGCGGCATGAAATAACAACGACCGGGCGTTTTCCCGGTAACGCTAAATACATAAAGCAATGAGAGCAATTAAAATTTATTCTAAAAAAGTCGATAAATGCGCCGACGGTCGTAAATGTACCCCGTATTATCATGCTATTTGGTTTCATGGTAATATATTGTTTCGCAAGGGTTTTATAAAACCGTGGTTTAATATCACAGATGCGGCGTTTCATTTTTTAGGTTTTAGATTTACAAAGGGAATAATAACAAAGTAGTAACCGCCGGGGGCAACCCCGGCATAAAAGGAGCGATAAAATGATTATAAAAAAGTTAGAATTGTCGAATTTCCAAGTAATTAAGGAGTTCAACGCAGATTTTGAGGGTAATGTATATTTCATTACCGGGGACAATGAGTTGGGAAAATCCACGCTATTAAAGGCAATCGGGGCGTTATTGACCGGGAACCGGGACGCCGTTTTGCGTAATGGCGAGGAAAAAGGGTTTGCAAAAATGGTTGTAGGCGACGACGGCGAGGAATACGACGTTGAATTGCGATTTACCAAAGCCAACCCACGGGGTACGTTATCAATCAAACAAAAAACAACCGGGATGCGGTCGGATAACGTAAGTATGTTGCAAAAGGTTTTCGGATATACCGATTTTGACGCCGTGGAGTTTTCCCGTTGGTCGGAAACCGCCGAGGGTCGCCGCAAACAAGTTCAGTACGTCCGGGCGTTGTTGCCTGTTGATGTGCAAAAACGTATCGACGAAATAGACGCCGAGGTTACGACCGTTAAGGACAAACGAAAAGACGCCAACGCCGAGGTTAAGACATACACGACTATTTGCGCCGCCGCCGAAAAACAGTTGAAGCCGGGCGACGTGAAAACGTATGCCGACAAAATCGACATTGCCGACTTAATGGAGGAACAAAACGAGAACGCCCGGTTGATTGAAAAGGCAAAAACAGTACGTACCGCATTGCAGACACGGACGGAACAATTGGAGGCAATCCCCGGTCGTATAAAAGCCGCCGAGGAAACCAAGAATACAGAGATTACCGCCGCCGCCAAAGCCGAAGCCGATGCGCAAGCGGAATACGACCGTATTGTTGCCGAGGCAAAAAAGGCATTGGATACCGCCAAAAAACAGAGCAAAGCCGCCGCCAAAGCCGCCGCCGATAAATACGACGAAACATTGGCGCAAATCGAAGCCGACAAAGCTGATTACGAAACCCGTAAAAAGAACGCCGCCGATTGGTTGGCGAAATATGAGGAAAACAACCCCGAAAATTTGGATACGGCGGAACGCCTCAAACAAGCCGAGGAACACAACCGGATTAATACGTTGGTTGTGGATTATTTGGCAAAGAAAAAGCAAAAGGATGCCGCCGAAAAGACGGCACAAACCCACGACAAAAAGTTGTCCGATTTGTTGAAAGAACGGGAAAACCTTATTGCCAAATCCAAATTACCAATCGACGGGTTGACATTTACCGACGACGGGTTGGAGTTGAACGGCGTACCGTTTGTTGCCGGGAAAGTATCCGATAGTCAAATTATGGAGGTCGCCGCAAAACTTATCATTGCGAGCAATCCGACCGTTAAGGTATTCCGCATTGCGAGGGGCGAAAGTTTGGGCGCAAAACGTTTGCAATCGCTTATCGAATTAGCCCGAAAAGAGGGTTATCAAGGCTTTATTGAGGAAGTCAAGCGAGGACAGGACGATTTAGTAATTGAGGAATACAGCGAAAACGAATAATTAACCGGGGGACGGGTTCCCGTTCCCCTTAATACAGCAAAAACAATGGCATTTACATTGAACGAAAATTTGAAGCGTTGGGCGGAACAATACGAAACCGCCGAGTTTATTAAATCCGACCCGGTGCAAATTCCGCACCGTTACGATAGCCGGGTAAACATTGAGATAAGCGCATTTGTTACGGCGTGGATTGCGTGGGGCGCACGTAAACAGATTATCAAAAAGGCGGATTTTATAGACCGGGAAATTTTCAAGGGCGAACCGTATCATTACATTGTCGGCAACAACGTTGCGCCCGGAGCCGCCCCGGAATGGGAACAATACAAAGGCAGTAAGGAAAGTTTTTACCGAACGTTTACGTATGGAGATTTTGCCGACCTTTGCGCCCGTTTGTACGATGTTTACACGTCGGCGGAAAGCATGGAAGCGGCAATAAAGAAAGCGCACGAAACGAACGGGGAAACGGCATTGGCAACGTTGCAATCGTTGTTCGGTTCCGTTAATGGTATCCCGGATTTTGAAACGCAATCCGCTTGCAAACGGTTGTGTCTGTTTTTGCGTTGGATGTGCCGTAAAAGTTCCCCGGTTGACTTTGGATTGTGGGACGTATGCGACCCCCGCAATTTGATAATCCCGTTAGATACCCACGTACATAAACAGGCAATACGGTTGGGATTGACAACACGCCGGACACCGGATTTGCGCACCGCTATTGAGATAACCGACCGTTTCGCCGAGATATTCCCCAATGACCCCGCAAAAGGGGATTTTGCATTGTTCGGTTATGGTATTAACAAAGGAACCGCCGCCGGGGTTAATGAGATTGCAGAGGCAACAAAGGAATTAACGGAGGCAATGAAAAAGGGCGGGAAAGCCCAAAAGAAAGCCAACGAAGCAATCGCCGCCGTCCCGGTTCCCGTGGCGGATTTGAGTATTGCGGACGTTCTGAAAATGCCGTTGTTTTTCGCCAATCTGCAAACCCAATTAACAAGCCTTTGGAACGACCGGGAAAACGCCCGGAAAAAAGCCGCAAAAGTGAACGAACGATTGCGGGCGCACGTTATCGACCGGATGCACAACGCCGGGGATTGGGAGCCGGGAAAATTTACCGTATTGTTTGCGTCCGTTTTGGATAAGGTCGCAACCGGGTATTCGTCGAGCGAACGGGCGTTTATCCGTACCGTCGGAATGGGAGCATTTAACGAAACAATGAAAAAGTTATTAGCCGATGAAAAAGCGAGAAATAACAGCGACGGGGACGATAAACAATAACGGCGGATTGGCAATGTACATGGGAGAATTAAACGAGTTTTTCAAAGGTTGGAGGGGTTCCCGTGTAATTGCCCGGTTCATTGTAGCGTCGCCCGGTTCGTCCGAGGCTTTGAAAGGCTATTATTTTAACTATGTTGTGCCAACGTTCAAACACGCAATTTGGGAGGCGGGCGAACGATTGACAGAGGAACAAACCGAACGTCGTTTGCGGGAATTTTCCCCGGTTATGTACGTCGAACGGGTCAACGAGGAAACGGGGGAATATTCCCACGAATTGCGCACCGTGGCGGAATTAAGCAACGCCGAGTTAATCGAACATATCGAAGCGCTCAAACAGTTAGCCGCCGAGGAATACAACACGTTTATTGACGACCCCCGAACGTTATAGTTATGTTTTGCAAGTGTAACGGAAAACGGAAACAATACCCGTTGGCGGGTTGGCGAATAATCCGCCATGAATACACGCCAAAGCATTACAGCCGTATAAAGTGTTTACGGTGCGGGTGCGTTTGGATTACACGGGCAAAGTATGTGGAACAAACGCCCAACGACGACGGGCAAAAAAGACTATTTTAGTATGCAGTTAGACGATAATAGCCCGATGCCGCAAGGCAAATTTAAGGGCGAAAAAATGGAGGACGTACCGTATTGGCATTTACTTTGGTTAGCCGACCAACCGTTTTGCCGTAAGGACGTCCGGGAATATGTCGAGGAAAACCGGGACGTATTGGAGTTAGAGAAAAAGCGGGATAAATTCCGCACAGATAATCAGTAATAACAATTAAACAGTAACGAGAGTATGAAAACATTTGATTTGAGCAATATTTGTTTTTTCGATTGCGAAACAACAGGGGTTCCCGCAAAGGGGTTGAAATGGGATGCGGATTTTATGCAATTCCCGCAAGTCGTACAATTGGCGTGGTCGGTTGGCGACAAAGAAAAAAGCTACATAATCAAACCGGACGGGTACGAAATACCGGAGGAAACAACGGCAATACACGGGATAACAACCGAACGGGCAATTGCCGAGGGCGTACCGTTCGCCGTGGTCGTGGACGAATTTTTGACGGATGCCGCCGACGCCCCGTTGGTTTGTGCGCACAACATTTACTTTGATACGTCGATGTTAAAAGCAAACGTTTTGCGTTGGTGCGGTCGGGAATATTACGACGCCAAAGCGGAGGACGCATTGCACAAAGGCAAACGAATTGATACGATGATGAAATGTATTAAGTTCGTCGGCGCATTGTTCGCAAATGGTCGCCCCGGTAAATTCCCGACGTTGGAGGAATTATATAACAAGTTATTCCCCGGCGAAACATTCCCGGCGCATGACGCATTGGAGGACATACGAGCGTTACGCCGTTGCGTCCCGGAATTGGTCGAATTAGGGATTATTGAGTTGAAACAAAAGGAATACCCGGCGGAACAATTAAAGGCGAAATTTGAGCCGCAAAAGGGGCAAAGCGGGCGTAATATAGAGTTCAACGACCCCAACCCGGTAACGGAGCCAATCGGAACCGCCCCCAAAACGGAACCCGAACCCGTCCCGGATGCGCCACGACCGAAAGCCGATAACGACGCATTGAAACGCACACGGGAAATGTTGGACGAAAACGATTTTTAATAACGGTAATTTCTTTTGGTAGTTAAAAGAATATACGTACATTTGTGCAATTGACCGGGCAATTTCCCGGATAACCAAAAAGAGCGATACAATGGCAAAGCGTATTAAAGACGAATTTACACGGGATTGGATTATTGAACAATCAATTGACGTGTTAAGTAATTACGAAAACGGTATATTGACAATCCGTGCGTTGCATTATCAATTAGTTAGCCGGGGAATGACAAACACGTTACAGCATTACAAACGTGTTGTCGCCGCAATGGAGGTTGCCCGGTGGGACGGTCGGGTTGATTTTGAGGCGTTCAGCGACCGAGATAGGGCAATGTGTGGCGAAACAAAAGCCGACGCAACCAATTTGGACGACAAACAGGACGAAGCAAAACAACAGGTTCGGGCGTGGATGCATTCATACAGCAAAAACCGTTGGGAAAATCAACCCTATTATCCCGAAATACTTATTGAAAAGAAAGCGTTGGAGGGCGTTTTTGCGAAACCGTGCCGCAAATGGGACGTTGCGGTTGGGGCTTGCAAGGGCTACCCGTCGTTAACTTTCCTATATGAGTTATCCGAACGGTTGCGAGAACAACAGTGCAACGGCAAACAGGCGATAATCTTATATTTCGGAGATTACGACCCGTCCGGCGAGGACATACCCCGGTCAATCGGCGAAAATTTGGAAAAGTTCGGCGTTTATGGCGTGGAAATACGCCGTATTGCGTTAATGGAACAACAGGTTGTCGAATGGGGTTTGCCGCCCGCCCCGGCAAAGGAAACCGATAGCCGGACGGCAAATTGGGACGGATTGGGACAGGTCGAGTTAGACGCCGTTAAGCCCGAAAAATTGATTGCCATGTTGGACGATGCGTTGGGCGAAATATTCGACAATGATTTGTACGACGAATTGATTAATCAGGAGGACGACGAACGGGAACAATTCCAAGCCGAGTTAAAACGATACGTTGAGGAAGATTTATAAAAACCGAGCGGGGGCGGGTTCCCCCGCAATAATATAATTGCAATTATATGAGTAACGAAGAAAAAAAAGCAAACGTAATGTTGATACCGTCCGAAAAGGCGTTTGCGTTGTCTAAAGTAAAGACATTAAAGGACGGCGGGTTGGACGTACACTATGAGGTTACGGAAACGGTCGGAAACGAAAGTTATACGAACAAATACCACGTCGAAAGCGCAAAGGATATACACCCGGATTTGCGTAATTGCTTTGACAGGTTGCGCCCAATCATGGGTCGGATATTCAACATTACGTCGTTTTTAACGTTGATTGAAACCGACGATTTCAAAGCCAACAAAAAACAACAGGAAACCGCCCGTAATTTCGCCGACGAAATGTTGAAAAACATAGAGGTTCGGGGCGTGTCCTTTTCCGGTCAAGACGATAACGTTGGCGTTGTTCTAACGGGATTGTTTACGGTATCGAATAATCAAAAGACGGCAATAAATTCGCCCCGCCTAAAGTTCAATACGGAAACGTTCGGATTTGAGGAAGAATTGGAAGAAATTGCCGCCGACATTGAAAACGAGGTTTACGAATTTTTGTTTAAGGGCAAAAAGGCGCAATTGGAGTTGTTCGGGGCTGACGGCGAACCCGCACCGGGATTGACAGCGCAACCGGAAAACGATTTGTTCCCGTCCGTTGACGACCCCGCCGAGGGCAACGATAACGAGGAAACCGAGGACGACGAAACGGCAAATATGTAGAACAATGGAGCCGTATTTGTTGACAGACCGGGACGAATACGATTATTGTATCCAACGGGGGTATAATCCCCTGTTGGATATTCGTAATTTTCGCATGGATATACGATTACGGGTTGCGATACAACGGGAATTGTTCGGGCATTGTGTTTTCGGGCGTGGAAACATTCCACAGGCAAACGAGCGGTTTTTTAGGTGGGTTTGGGATAACAAGCCGCACCAATGCGAGGAATGTTTGAAACCGTTACGCAATTATTCCGCCGTATATTGTTCCCACATTTTGACCCGTGGCGCATACCCGGAGGCGGCGCACGATGCAAGAAATATTAATATACTTTGCTTTGAGCATCATAGCCAATGGGAGAACGGGGATAAAACTAAAATGCGTATTTATCCGGGCAATGTTAGAACGATAGAGTTAATAAAAAGGGAGTATGGAAGTTTGGAAAGTGATAGACGGATATAGCGACCGTTACGAGGTTAGCAATTACGGGCGTGTTCGTTCTAAAGATATGGTTGTAAATGGTCGGTTGCAGAATTGCCACAACAAGAAAGGGCGAATATTGAAACCGCATACAGACAAAGAGGGTTACAAAGGCGTTATTCTATGTGTAAACCAAAAGCGCAAAACGTTTCGGTTACATAGATTAGTTGCGGCGGCGTTTATTCCGAACCCGGAAAATTTGCCGGAAATAGACCATATCGACGGCGACCGAGCCAACAACAATGCCAATAACTTGCGTTGGAGTACCCGCAAACAAAATTCTAATAACCCGATAACCCGAAAACGGGTTGCATTGTCTAAAATGGGACAATTAAACCCAAATTGCAAAAGATAATGAGAACAAAAAAAAGAACGCCCGATTTTGGGGCTATTTCAAAGCGTTCTATTAAACGAGATTTCCAAAGGGTACAAACATACCCAACAGAACAGAAAGCCCCGCAAATCGAAGAATTGCCGAAAATAAATGCAGAACGCCGCATTATTCATATATCCGAAACGAGCGGTTACGCCAAGTTTGCCCGGTACATTGTCGGGAAATTGGTACGCCTCAAAGAGAAAGCGAATGTTGGCGGCAATTCATGGTATTGCGAATTTGTACACGACGACGACCGCAAAGCCCTAAACACGGCGGCGGGTTGGTCGGATAGAAAAACAACCTATTTGTTCGACGGCGTTAAGTTCAAATAAACCTTTTCCCGCTTAAATTGGTTATGCGTAGAGTATTAACCAAAAGAGCGAAAAAATGAGAGGTTTTGAATTAATGCAAAAAGCATTACAAGCGTATCGGGGTATTGCCCCGGATTATATCGCACCGGACGACCGGGAACAATTCGTTGAGTATTTGGAATTGATTTATTTATTTGGCGAAACTGCATTTGAACAATTGATTGAGAACGCCAAAGTTTACGAACAATTAAAAGATAAAAAACATGAGTGTTAACAAAGTTACGTTATTGGGGAATACAGGAAAAGACCCCGATTTTAAGACTTTCGACAACGGCGGTTGTGTGGCGCAATTCACGTTGGCAACCACAAAACGGGCGTTTACAACGAAAGACGGGCGGCAAATCCCGGAGCGTACCGAATGGCATAATATAGTGTTGCAAAACGGGTTGGCAAAGGTCGCCCAACAATACGTCCATAAGGGGGATAAACTGTATATTGAGGGGGAATTGAGAACCCGGAGTTATGACGATGCCAACGGCGTAAAACGGTATATTACCGAAATAGTCGCAACCGATATGGAAATGTTGACCCCGAAAGCGACCGGAGCCGGAACGCAAGCCCCGCCGCCGCCCGCCCCGGATGCACCCGCACCAAACGAAACAGACGATTTACCGTTTTAATCTGTATGAGTATGGGAGCGATAAACGGACGGGTTATTTATAGCCCAAAGGGTAAAGCGGCGGAATACGCCGAGAACGCCGCCAATTTCTTTGTCGGTTGTTCAAATGGTTGTACGTACTGTTTTTTACGCAAAGGTCGTGGCGCAAAAGTATTGGGCGGCAATCGCCCGGAGTTGAAAAAGACGTTGCGGGAACCGCCGTTTGCAATCGACATTTTTAAGAACGAATTGTTGAAGCATAAGGAGGAATTGCAGAAAACCGGGTTGTTCTTTTCATTCACGACCGACCCGTTGTTGCCGGAAACGGAACGGTTGACCCGCCAAGCGGTCGGCGTATGCCAACGCCACGGCGTCCCGGTTAAGATATTGAGCAAATGCGCCGAGGGGATAAACGGGTTTATTGATTTTGCCGAGGCGTCCGAGGGTTGGGATTTATCCCGCATTGCGATTGGTGCAACGTTGACCGGGTGCGATGAATTGGAACCTAAAGCAAGCCCAAACCGGATGCGTATAACAGCAATCGCAAGGGCAAAACGGCACGGGTTCCGTACCTTTGTAAGCGTGGAACCAATCCCGGCGGGAATGTTCGACCGGGCGTTGTCTGTAATTGCGTTGTCGTACCCGTTCGTTGACCTGTTTAAGATAGGGTTGCAGAGCGGACAAAAATACACCAAAAAGGAAACGTTGGGGTTTTATTACGACGTCGCCGATTATTGGAATACCCACGACGGGAAACCCCGGATATATTGGAAAGATAGTATTGTTAATGCGGCGGGGTTAGACCGGGAAACATTGCCCGGTTATTGCGTCCCGGCGAATTACGATTTGTTTAACGAAAACAACAACGAAAATGCAGTTTAATAACAAAGATTATAACCCCGCACAACACGACCGTTGGCGGGCATTAACCGTAAAAAACCCGTATGCAACGCAGTTGGTAACGGCGGCGTTTGAGGACGGCGGATTTGTTTTTGCGGAAAAATCTATTGAGGTACGGAGTAAGTACACAAATTACCGGGGCGACCTGTTAATTTGTTCCTCAAAGAACCCGGATTTGCCGGGATACGAAAACGGGGTTACATTGGGGTTGGTCGAGTTATACGACATTAAACCCGTGTCGGAATTTACGCCGTTTGATTGGGCGCAAACCCGGATACCCTCGGAGAAACGCAAGGCGATAACAAAGGGGTACGGGTGGTTGATGCGGAACCCCCGCCGGGTTATCGAATTTCCTGTTAAGGGGCAATTGGGGATTTACAATTTGGTTTACTCAAAAGATTGTATTTTGCCGTATCCCGTGGCAATGGTTATGGATAAAGCAAGTTACGAATTAACACAGGTTGAAAAATGAAACAGAATATTAAGAAAGCCCGCACAACGTCGGGAGTTGTTATCAAAGTCGAGGAAATAGGAGCCGGAATATACCGGGACATTCAAACAGGAACCGAGTATTGCCAAAACGAATTGCATATTATCCCGCCACGCCACGACGTCCAATTGCGTTGTCATATTGGGCGGTTGGGGTTTGCCTTGTATGCACGGGAATATATTAAATATCATAGTTGGCAATTCGGATTAACGATTGACGCCGTTAACGGTTACGACCGTTACGTTGATGTTGAATTGCGGGCGTTCTGTTTTGGCATTGGTATCCGGTTTATATGGATAAAACGCAATAAATGAATAATCGGGGGCGAATAATTCCACGCCCCCGGCTTACAATATCGGTTGGAATTATTAATTTTGTACTCAATAATTGAGCGATATGGAAAAGGAAACAAGAACGGAGATAGTAAACAGCACAACGGCGGGTATGTTGCAAATAAACGCCCCCCGGTTTGATTGTGATGTTGTCGAATTAGGGATTGCCGGACAGGGCGAAGCCCGCATAACGGTAAGCGGAACCAACGAAAATATTACCGCTTTGTTTGAGTATGTAAGCGAGGCGGGGAAATGAGAGTAAAACAACCGGAGCAATTCGACCCGGAAAAGGAATACAAGCCCGGCGAACGTGCCGTTTATAACGATATGGTTATTATTGCCGAGGTTTGGACGAAAGCCGCACAACGGTTGGCAGATAGTCCCGGAACCCTGTTTTGCCAACGGTGCGTCCGTTGTAGGATTGGACGGGACGTTTGCACCGGGGCGCACTTGCATTGCGATAAGTACAACAGAACCGACCGAAAGACAATATTTTGGCGGTTAGCATATCCGAAAGAAAACGCAGTTAAACAATTAAAAAAAAAGAGCGATGAAAGAAAGCAAATTAAATCCGTTTGATGCGGAATTGTTGGTTATGATTAGAGATATAACCAAGCGAGAACCCGCCGTTGAGGAACAAAACGACGGTTACGAAATTACGGTTAACAATTGGGGTTGTTCGTCCCGTGAAATTGAGGCGATGAAAAACGCCGTTGCCGGACGTGCGGGCGGACGCCTCAAAGATACAGTTGTTACGGACACGGGTATTGTGTTCCAAATGGCATACGACCCGACGGAATACCCGGAACAAATCCGTACCCGGTTAGTTGACCCGGACGCCACGGCGGGAACCCGGTATTGTCGTACCTTGTTAGAGGTTGACGCAATCCAAGTTCGCCGGGATAACGTGGACGACCTGTTGAGATTTACCGGAGGCGGAACAATGACGACGCCGAGAACCCCGGACGGACGGGCGGTTTATACTTTTGCCGACGGTAACGGCATTTTCATTGATGCGCCGGAAAGTTGGTTTATTGTCCGGGAACCTAACGGACGAATGATTGCCCGCCCGGAACGTGATTTTAACCGGGAATTTGAACCCAAAGGAATACACACCGTTGGAAATTACGACAGCAAACCAACATTCCCCCGTATTGGCATGGGTGCAATTGCCACAGAACGCAAACGACAAATTGAGTTAGGACGAACCCCGGATTACGACAACCGGGAAAACGCCGCCGGGGAATTGTTGGACGTTGCCGCCGCCCTTATCAAAAACGACCCGGAGTATTACGGACGTTCCGGTTGGTCGTGGGATTGGTGGCATAAGACAACCGCAAAACCCGAAAAGGAACGATTGGCAATTGCCGGGGCTTTGTTAGCCGCCGAAATTGACAGGGAGGCAATGAACGCAATCGGATACGCCAAAGAGATTGCCGAAAAGAACAACGGTTGCGGCGATTGTGCCAATTTTACCAATGAGGACATAAACGGGAACGGATATTGCGAAGCGTTCAAAGCCGAACAATCGTGCGGAATATTCCGTTGCCAAGAATATAAACCTAAAAATTAAAAGAGCGATGAAACAAAAATTTGCAAAAGAATTGGCGGAATTGATTAACCGCCACGGATTAGAAAGAGAGTTTAACGATACCCCGGATTACATATTGGCGGGCGTTGCAATCGAAGCAATGGGACAGTTCGCCCGGAATAGCGCAAAAAGGGACGATTGGCACGGGTTCCGTACCGCCGATTATGAAAAGAAGCGGGACGCCATATTGAACCGTGGTAAAGAAACCCCCGCAAGTTGTAAGGGTTGCCCGCTTACGGAAATTTGCCCGGATGTACAAATGAAACGTCAACCGGAACCGGAACGCAAAAGGGAATACAAGAAACCGGAGGCGTTCGATGTTCCAAAGGAGGTGCAAGCAATGGCGGAATTTTTCGGCGATATGTTCCCCGGTTCCAAAGTTGAAATACACAGGGTCGAAATGCCACGGCGCAACCCACGGGATAAACGCCGGGGAAAGAACAAACGCAAGGGAGGGCGACGCAATGAGTAAAAACAGTTGTTCCGATAAAATCCCGGATACGCCGACCGGATGCGCACCGGGTAAACGTCCCGAAAAGATATGCGGAACGTGTCGGCATTTTAACCCGGAATTTCCGGTAAATGGAAAACCCGCCCCGGTTTGTTTGGTCGGTAAGATTATAAAAGGGGGAACGGAATACACCAACCCCCGTGGTACGCAATCGCATTTTCGTTGCTCAAACGGAAAGTACGAAAACGGAATAGGACAATAGAGCAATAGCCCCGGAAAACAAAGCCGGGGTTTTGCCGTTTATATACATGAGAGGACAACCAATTGGATAACCCACGGAAAAGCCGTAAATTTGCCCCGTGGTTAAAAGATAACCGCCGAGATATACAAAGTATTGGATTAATAACAAAAGCCTCTTAAAATGGAAATTCCCCGCAAATAACTTGTAAAGGGTAAGTAACGTTTTAAGGAGGGCAAACAGAGTAAGAACAAAGCCGAGGAACCGACGACCGGAGGAAAGAAAGCCAAAAGGAGCGAAAGCCAAAAACAGGACAAAGGAAACAACCAAAGGACGAAAAGGCGAAAAGGCTAATTTTTACCCCGTTTGAACATTAAAAGAGGTTTGAACAATGGGAAAATTGACAACGGGCAATAAGAACCGGAAGCCCGCCGGATACAACAAAAGAACCGAGGAACAACGGGATTACGATATTTCGTTTTGTTCCAATCTTTTTTTACGTGGATATACATACCGGGAAATTGTCGCCGCATTAAACGCCGATTTACTCAAACGAAATGCGGGTTATACAATTTCGTTGGCAATGGTTTATTATGACTTACAACAAACGCTTATCGAATGGAAGCGGGAACGGTTGGATAATATCGACGATTACGTTACACAGGAATTGCGAAAGTTGGACGCAATGGAGCAACAAGCGTGGGAGGCGTGGGAGGTATCCAAAACCGGAAAACAACGCACCAAAGAGAAAACCAATAAAGGGCGACCAATCAAAACGGATGCCGAGGACGCCGACCCGGAATATTACGGGTACAATGAAACCGCAACCGAAACGTCCGCCGGGAACCCCCGGTTTTTGGATTTGCTTTTGAACATTCAACAACGCCGGGCGAAAATGTTAGGGTTCGACGCCCCGGTTAAAATTGAGATACCGGGCGTTAATTCGTCAACGGACGACGATAAACCCAAATATGATGTTAAAGCAATTCCCGACGACCTGTTGTTTGCAGTCGCCGACAAATTGCAGTCCGCCGAGTATGCGAAAGTATTAACGGAAAAGGGAGGGTTGCAATAATGGCAAAGAAAAGAACCGCCCCGGTACGTCCGGGACAATCGCAACCGAAATGGATAAACGAAATTTGCGATACGTGCCGTTTTTCGTCGTGGATAACTGACGATTTACGGCATTTGGATTTGAACGGGAAACCAATTTGTTTACGTTGCCCGCATTATCAATGGCATATCGTCCGAGGTCGTCGGGCGTGTAGTAAATGGGAACCAAAGGAGGGCGCACAATGAACAACGAACAATTATTGCAGATGTACAAAGCGATAAGCGAGAACCCCGGCGAATTAGTCAAAGCCGCCGCCCGTAAGCGTCTTATTAACTTTGCCCGGTATATGCAACCGGATTTGGTATTGGAGCCGTTCCACGTCGTTTATTATACCCTGTTGGATATGTTCGCACACGGGTTAATACGAAAGATGATTGTACAACAGCCGCCCCAACATGGTAAATCCGAGGGGTCGAGCCGTAAATTACCCGCTTTCATGGAGGGATTAAACCCGGATTTGAAAATTGTTATCGGTTCATACGCCGCCACGATTGCACGGGATTTCAACCGGGACGTTCAACGAATAATCGACACGCCCCGGTATCGTGAATTGTTCCCCGGTACGTACCTAAACGGGTCAAACGTCGTAACAATGGCAAATACATACTTACGGAATAGCGACGTTATCGAAATGGTCGGGCGTAAGGGGTCGTTGCGTGTTGTTGGTCGTGGCGGTTCGCTGACGTCTAAAACCGTGGACGTATCAATATTGGACGACGTGTATAAGGATTACGCCGAGGGTAACAGCCCGATTGTAAGGGCGGCGGCGTGGAAATGGTACACGACCGTTGTACGTACCCGTTTGCACAACAATTCACAGGAATTAATCGTATTTACCCGTTGGCACGACGACGATTTGATTGGACGCATTGAAAAGAGCGGGGAAACGATTATTGATGTTACGTGTTGGGCGGATTTGCAGAACATACCGCCGGGGGCGTGGGTTCGCATAAACTTTGAGGCAATAAAGACAGGCGCACCCACGGAGATAGACCCACGGGAACCGGGGGCGGCGTTATGGGAAAGCCGACACAGTAAGCTAAAATTGGAGGGGCAAAAAGCATTAGACCCGGTACAATTCCAATGTTTGTATCAGGGCAACCCCGGTTCCGCCGAGGGTCGTTTGTATCAGCCGTTCAAAACATGGGTTGAAAAGTCCGATTTCGGCACGTACATTCGTTCGGGCGCATACATTGACGTTGCGGATGAGGGCGACGACCTGTTGTTTGCCGCAACGTATGACGTCTATAAATCCGACAACCTGTTTTTCAATGAGAAAACAAAACGCATGGAGCCGATATTGTTTGCCCTAATTACCGATATGGAAATGACAGACGAAAACACGGACGTAACAACCGTAACCGTCCCGGCAATGATTAACCGTAACGGTACGCAAAAAGTATGGGTTGAAAGCAACAACGGCGGTGCGGGTTACGAAAAGGTTATTAAAAAGAAAGTCCGTGCAATGACTGACCCGTTTTATCAAGGGGGTAACAAGGAAAGCCGGATTGTTACTAATTCCGCAATGGTCAATCAATCCGTTATTATGCCGTTCGGTTGGGAAAACAGATACAAAGCCGTTTACGACCATGTAACCGGATTTTTGCGTAAGTTCGATGCCAACACGCACGACGACCCGGAGGACGGATTGACCGGGATATATGAAAAAGAGATTGCCGACGGTAATATTATGCCATATACGCACGAACGCCGAGGCGTAAAACGTCGCAATTAGCATAATTTTTGGTATATGCAAGTTTGTAACCGAAAAAGTTTATAACTTTGTAGGCGAAAACAAAGGGCAAAGGGAAAGCCCGGAGATAATCAACAGTATTTTTAACGTTAAAAACAAAGTAAATTATGGCTTTAATTTGTAAATGCCCGGCGGGGGCTGCATTGCCCGACGTTCCCGTTTCCAATTGTGGCGAAACTTTCGGGCAAATTCAAAAGGTAGCGTTTCAACGTCTAACCAAAGCGGACGGAACGAAAAACAGTTTTACAACCCAAAAGGCAATAACATTGCTTGCATCATGGACGCCGTTGTTGTCGGCGGCTGACGATACAAAGGTTGTTGTTTCCCCGTATATCCAAGCCCCAACCGCCGAGGCGGGAGCCGCCCGGACATTCGGAGGCGGTAACGAAACATTGGGAGGCGTTGAGGAAATTGTAGGACGTGAACCAACCCCGTTTACCGGAGTAATTCGCAAGTCCGCCCAATCGACAATCAAAGCATTGAAAGAAATGCAATGCGAAAGTTGGGGCGACAATTTGGGTGTTTTCCTGTTTGACGAAAACGGCGCAATCGGAGCGATTGAGGACGCAAGTACGGCGGGAACCTATTACCCTATTCCAATTCGTTCTTTGTTCGTAGGGGACAAAACGTTGGGAGGTTTGGAAGCCCCGGACAGCAACGCAATATCGTGGACTTTCCTACCCAATTGGTCGGACGATTTGGCGATTGTCGCACCGGAGTTCAACCCGTTAACGGATTTGAAACCCGCACAACCTTAACGCAATGGCGGCAAAGGTTACAAAGGTCGTGTTAGAGTGTCCGCCGTTGAACACGACGCAAGAATTTGAGATAAGCCACGCCGAACGTTTATTGCGGATGAAGAACAACGGCGGTTGGCGATTACCCGAAAAATCAACTTTTGAATTTGTAGATAATGGGATTAGAGTTAGAACGCATAAAAAAGGAAATAACGGAACCACGGAAACGGGCGACGATAAGTAAGGCGGTAAGACACCAAAACCGCATTAAATTTCACGCTCAAACCAACGTTACGCCCTTAATGTGTTTGCCGACGACCGATTTTTTGGCGTGGGTTCAAAACCTTATCCCGCACGACAAATTTAAGATATTCAAAACATTGTTCCGTTACCCCGTTCGCACGAATGAGGTAACGGGCATTTGTTTTGATAAGTTGAGCCGCATTTTCGACGGTCGTAACCCGGCGTTCAACTATCAATTTATGAATAGCGAACAACGGGACGATTGGGAGTATTACCGACAGGACGTTTTAAGAGAACCGGAGGTTTGGAGTACAAAGGGTTGGGAGTTTTTCAAGACGGAAATAAACAGCGTGTTAATTGTTGATTTGCCCGCCGAACAAAACCCCGCCGACCGTTACCCCGCACCGTATTTTTATTGGTTGCCAATCGAAAGCGTCATAACCTTTGAAGCGAACCGGACAACGGGCGTTATGGATTGGATAATTTTCCGCCAACACGACAAACGTATTGCCGTTATAGACAACGAACGTTACCGGATATTCAGAGAGAGCGACGGGGGCAACATTGGCGAATTATTGGTTGATAGTCCGCACGATTTGGGATATTGTCCCGCCCGTTTCTTTTGGAGTGAACCAATGAATTTACAGGAACCCGACGTTAAGCAATCCCCGCTTACAAAGGAATTGGAGGCGTTAGATTGGTTCCTGTTTTTCCATATTTCAAAGCGTCATTTGGATATGTACGGAGCGTATCCGATTTATTCCGGTTACGAACAATCGTGCGATTTCAGCAACGCCGAGAACGGCGATTATTGCGACGGTGGTTTTTTGAAAGACAAACAAGGGTATTACAGGTTAGACCAAGCCGGGTTATTGATGCGTTGCCCCAAATGCGGGGATAAGCGTATTACCGGGGCGGGTTCGTTCGTGGAAATACCGATACCGGACGGCGACAAACAACCGGATTTACGAAACCCGGTGCAAATGTTGACCGTTGACCGTGGGAGTTTGGAATATAACGTTGAGGAAGAAAAACGATTGCGGGAAAACATTATTACCGCCGTCGTGGGACAAAACGAGGAAGTAACGCAACGGGAGGCGTTCAACGAACAACAAGTTATGGCGGCATTTGAAAGCCAATCCACGGTATTAAACCGGGTAAAAAAAGGCTTTGAGAGCGCACAACAGTTCGTCGATGAAACCGTTTGCCGTTTACGTTATGGGTCGTTGTTTGTATCTGCAAAAGTGAATTACGGAACGGAGTTTTATTTGTATGATGCAAACGAGTTACGGAACCGTTATAAAGCCGCCAAAGAAAGCGGCGCAAGTGAGGCGGAATTGGATGCCCTACAAAATCAGATAATCGAAACGGAATACAGGAACAACCAAACCCAATTGCAACGTATGTTAATATTGGCGGAATTGGAGCCGTACCGACATTTAACCCGTAACGAGGCATTGGATTTGTACGGGCGTAACTTAATAACCGAAAACGAATTGCGTATAAAACTTAACTTTGCTAACTTTGTACGCAGATTTGAGCGGGAAAATACAAACCTATTGGAGTTCGGGACGCAAATACCGTTCGCCGATAAAATCAGAGTAATAACAAATAAATTCAATGAGTATGCGAGTGAAAACAGCAACCGAGGGTAAAACAAAGGACGTCGCAATTACCGACGTCAACCCGGAAAACTACATTGTACCGAGCAACGAACAACATTTGTATCATTGCATCATTGAGGTACGCAAGTTTGACAGCGAAACGGGCAAACGTCTTTCAATCCCCCGTATTCAGAAATTCGGGAAAAAAGGATTTGAAAACGGCGTTGCCGATGCGTTGAAAAAACAGGGATACACCGTTACGATTTTGCACGACCCCAACGAGTATGTAAAAGCACAAACGGAGGAAGCCGCACAACGTACCGCCGCACAACAGAAAGCCGCCGAGGAAAAAGCCGCCGCCGATGCGAAAGCAAAGGCAGAAGCCGACGCCAAAGCAAAAGCCGCCGAGAAAGACGCACTAAAAGCGGAAATTTTGGCAGAATTGAAAGCGGCGGGAGTTATCCCGGCGGAACCTGTAAAGGAAACCAAAGCCGATGCGAAAGCAAAGGCAGAAGCCGACGCCGAGGGCAAAACCGGAGCGAAAAAGTAACCAATTATAAATCAAATAATCAAAGGGTAAGATTATGGCATTAACAAGCGAAATATTAAGGGCAAATGCGGCGTTAGCCGGATTAACCGACGAACAAATTGCGGCAATTACTACATTGTCCGCTAACGACGAAAACAGCGTTATAGCGAAAAAGACGGGCGAAATTTACGGCGGATTGGATGCCGATATATTGGCGGCGTCCGGTATCGCAAAGAATGGAACCGAAAAAACGTTTGATTACGCAAAACGTGTGGTCGCCGAGTTCAAAACCAAAGCCGAGGGCGCAACCGGGTTGCAATCCCAAATCGACAGTCTGACGAAAGAAAAGGCACGTTTGGAAAAAGCAATTGCCGATGGTGCGACCGATGCGGAAACCGCAAAGGCATTGAAGCAAGCGAAAGCCGACCTAACGGCGGTAACGACACAGTTTAACGACCTCAAAACGAAATACGACGAAGCCGAACAAAATTACCAAAAGGAGTTGTTCGGCGTTCGTATTGAGGGGGCGTTGAATAGTGCAACCGCCGGGTTGAAGTTTAAGGCGGGATTGCCGGAAAGCGCAACAAAGGTTTTGTTAGGTCAAGCAATCGACAAAATTAAGGGTATGAACCCCGAATTTATCGACGACGGCAAAGGCGGCAAAATCATTGCGTTTAAGGACGAAACCGGGGCAATCATGCGTAACCCGAACAATCAGTTAAACCCGTACACGCCGGGCGACCTGTTGGCAAAGGAATTGGAAACAATGGGTATTATCGACAAAGGACGCCAAGCGGCGGGCGGCGGAACGGTTCCCCCGGCGGGCGGTTCCGGTGCGGGCGGCGGTGTTACAACCGTTGACGTTACAGGTGCAAAAACCCGTGTTGAGGCTTACGACGCAATCGCCGCAAACCTTATGGCGCAAGGGCTAACGGCGGGGTCGGAGAAATTCGATACCGCAATGAAACAGGCATGGCAGGACAACAACGTTGCCGCATTGCCGGAGAAATAAACAACCACGGGTAAAGGGTAAACCCGCATTTATAAACAATAAAAATTTTAGATTATGTCATTAGTAGCAACAAGATTGCAGAATTGGCGGATTGAGAACCCGGAATTAGACCGTAATATGACCCGCCCGTGTGAGTATGGCGCATTGGATTTCTTTATTGAGCAAACCAACGCACCGTCCTCAATCATTAATCCGAATTTGCGCGACCGTGCGTTTGCGTCAATCGGTAATACCGTACAAATCCCGGTTATCAATTACGACGGGGATGTACAAGTTAGCAACGTGCGTTCGTGCGTTATCGCAGACGATGAAAATACGTCCGCATTGGTAACGGTCGTTTGGGCGACGTATGCAATTGGGTTTACTATGGTTCCCGCCGCATACATGAACAACGAAATTTCATACGAACACGATTTTTTGCGTAAAATGGAAAAAACGTGTCGTGCGTTGGCTGACAAATTGGACGTCGGAGCGGTTGCCGCATTGGAGGCAAACAAAACACAGGTTTTCAAAACCTTGCTTAACTACACGCAGACCGGAAATGTTGTACAGGTTCCAACCCAAATGGCAACCGAAATTTTGGGCGATATTAACCCGATTATGCGGGCTAACTGTTACCCGGAATATATCCACTTAATCGCAAACGCCGGGGTTGATAGCCTTATCCGCAAGTTGGCACAACACGGGGTTTACAACGACGTTAACAAGCGTATGGAATACGATAACAAAGTATTGCATTACACGAACAACGTAACGGACGAAAGCGGAAAAATGGGAACAATGTTTGCCGTTGCGGACGGTAACGTTGGTATTCTTACAAGGGTTGACCGTGAGGCATTGCGCCGCACCCGTGCGAATTTCCACGAATGGGACGTTGTACGTTTGCCGTACATTGATTTGCCCGTTGGTTCGCACTATTACACCGCCGTTGGCGACCAGTCCGCAATCATGGGCGACGCAACCGCCGATTTGACGTGTGCCGTTAAGGAGTATTTCGGATTTTCTGTTGATGTTGCCTACATGGTAGCATATAACAGCAACCCGGACACCGTGGCAAACCCGATTATCAAAGCCGAGATTGCCGCACGTAACCCGAACGAACCGTTAGGTATGCCCGTTTATGTAACGAACGCCGCACAATTTCCCGCCGGGGGTGGTGCGTAACCTTTTCAACGCTTATTATTAACAAATGCCGAGGGGGACGGGGTAAGGTATCCCCGCCCCCCTTGTTAATTTAGAACGCAGATGTACCGATTAAAAGATATACAAGACGCATTATTGCACGTTGTCGGGTGGGAACAATCGTTTGACCCGGCAAAAGCGATAAACGACGATTTAACGCAGACGGAAAGCGGGTTGTACTTTCAAGGTGCGCACCCGCTTGTTACGTTAGATAATATCCGGGCTATTATGCCGGATGATTTCGTTTTTCAATATCCCGAATGGAATTTGATATTGACGTATAAGGTTGGGGCAAAGGTTCGACACAATGGCAAAGTATGGATTGCCACACAGGAAAGCACAAACGAGGAACCAACCGAAAGCGATTTTAACGAAGATTACAACAATGATTACGGCAACCCGTATTGGCAACCGTACAACTATTTATCCGATTATTTGGAGCGATTGACCCGCAACGGTATTTCCCAAATGGTACAAACGTTCACGCAGATAAAAGGATTGGATAAGGAAACAAAGAACCTTTTGGAGCGTCGCACGTTCTTTGACGGTGCGGGACGTATCCGGGCGACGTTGCCTAATAATCATAAGTTGGTAGGGTTTGAAATTGTCCCGGTTCGTTCAATGGGGGTAACAATGAAAATCGAACAAATCGGTTTGCAAATGACAGGCGGAACCGGGGTTGTTCGTATGTATTTGTTTCATTCGTCCCAAATAGACCCGATAAAGACGTTTGATTTGAATTTCACGCAGACAAACGGCGGCTTTCAATGGTTCCCGTTGAAAGATTGTTATTTGCCATATATCAGCGACGCAAACAACGCCGGGGGGTCGTGGTTCCTTTGCTACAATCAAAACGATTTGCCCGCCGGGATGCAGGCAATTAACATGGTTAAGGATTGGAGCCGGGAACCGTGCGGAACGTGTACGGGTTACGTCAACATTGAACAATGGCGGGAAATAACCAAATATTTACAGGTATCCCCGTTCATGTACAACGCCCCGGAAACATTCGACGAATACCCGGAGTTGTGGGATATAGCGTTGACGATGTACACGAATACCCAAAATTACGGGTTGAATTGTGAAATAACCGTAGGTTGCGACCTTACGGATTTTATCATTAAAGAACGGCAGATTTTCCAAACGGTATTGCAACGACAGGTCGCCGCAATTGCTTTACGCACGTTAGCGATGAACCCGGACGTTAAGGTTAACCGGAACCAAGTAAACGCAACCCGGTTGGAAATATTGTACGAATTGGACGGCAACGTTGAGGGACGCCCCGGCGGTTTGGGTTATGACCTTAAAAAAGCATACGAGGCGTTACGGTTGGATACGCAAGGTATTGACCGTATTTGTTTATCGTGTAATAACCACGGCGTAAAATACCGTACAACGTAAGGCAATGGCGGGGTTACAATCAATACAGGATTTACGCAACCGGGTTGTCGTGTTCAACAATGGCTTATCGTCCGGCGGATACATACAGCAAATAATATGGGATAACGACGCCTATATTATTGATATGAACGCCGAGGAACAATTGTTTGAACAGGGTATTAACCGTTTAGGCGTGGATATAATGGATTACGCCCCGTATTCCCCGTTAACGATAGCCATAAAGGAGGAAAAGGGACAACCGACCAACCGGGTAACGTTGAGGGATACCGGGGATTTTGAAACGTCGTTCTTTTTGGAGGTTAGCGACAAACAATTTGAAATAAAAGCGGCGGATTTCAAGACGGAAGATTTGATAAAAAAGTACGGGCGGCAAATATTGGGATTGACGAACGAAAACATTGCGGCGTTGATTTGGCAATACATATTCCCGGATTTATTGAAACGGGCAAAAACTGTAATATATGGCAAAGAATAAAGATATACCAATTATCCCCAACCCGGTATTAATCGACCGGGTTATTGGGGAAATGCAAACCGGATTGTCTGACAACGTGGATTGGTTGGACGTGGCGTTTGGTAGGGCGCAACGTGTGGCGAAAGTCATAAACGGCAAACGGTATTATACCCCCAACGTATATGCGGGCGGGACACAATGGCGGGGAAACAACGATTATATCGACGTATCCCCGGACGCCAATATTGGCAACTTTTCGTTCTTTTGGGTTGACGACCCGCAAAGCGTGGGTTGGGTTCCAAAGGAGCAAAGCACAATAAAAGCCCCGTTTGCGCTTATTGTGTGGTTTGATTTACGCAAAGTATATCCGGGACAACAGAACAACCGGAATACCGAGGCGTTGAAAAACGAAATATTAAACGTCTTAAATGGCGGCTTTTGGTTGAAAGCGGGAACAATTGAGATTAACCGGGTTTATGAGTTAGCCGAAAACGTTTACCGGGGTTTTACTTTGGATGAAGTGGACAACCAATATTTAATGCACCCGTTCGGCGGTTTTCGCTTTGAGGGTGTATTGTCAATTTCACAACCTTGTAACATTTAGAGTTATGCAGATATTTATAATTTGGGTTTTAGTAGTGGCAACCGTGGCGGCGTTCCTGTTGACGGTTGCGAAAAAATGGGGCGTTATTGAATACGTCCAAGTTCACGGCAACGACTTTTTCAATAAGATGTTCCGTTGCGATTTCTGTTTGTCGTGGTGGGTCGGCGTATTATTGTCCGTCCTGTTTGCGATATGTACCGGGAACCCGGCGTTGCTGTTGGTTCCTTTTTGTTCAACGACCATAACCCGCATATTGCTATGAAAACAACAAAGATTGGAAATTTGGAGGTCGAATTGTACGACGCAATCGACGAATTGCCGATTGCCCGTTTTCATGCGTATAACAAAGCGTTGTTAATCGACGCCGGGATTGGTTCCGATTTGGCAGATTGGGACACGCATATTGAAAAGACAATCCGGTTTATCCGAGTAGGTAAGCCGGATTTGGCGGAAAAGGAATTGGATAATTTACGGCAAAACGTGTATTTCGTGCAAACGGATATGTCGCCCCGGTATTTGGCGTTTTGCGCTTTGGTGCGCAAGGTCAACGGAACCGAGTACAACGATTTATCCCCGGACGGATTGGCAAAGGTGTTGGAATTGTTCAAAGATACGCCGAACGGAGAGTTGACCGCCCAATTGGAAGCGGTCAAAAAAAAAATAGATGAAGAATTGCAATTGTATTTTCCTAAATCATTCGACGACGCCACGGTTAAAGAGTATTACGACCAATTGAAGCAACGCACGTTGTTAATGTTGGATGCAATCATACAGGGCGACGAAAGCGATAAGCGGGCGGAAATTGACGATATAACAACGTTGTTGTTGACTTATACCAAACCCCAATCGTTTAGCGGGTCGGATAGCATGGAAATACAGTACGACAAACAGTTTGAAAATATGTGTTTAATGTTATCCCAACATTTGCACGTTAACCCGAAAACGTTTACCGTATTGGAATATTATAACGCTTTCGAGTATATCAAACAGACGACTAAACAGGCAAAAGCCAAAGCGGGCAAAAATTAGCCCGTTTCCGGCTTTGTTTGGTTCCGGTGGGTAAATTTGTATTACCGAGAAAAGAAAATTGAAATACGGGGATATTTCCCCAAAATAACAAAGTAATTATTGGCGTTATGGCAGATAATAACAACCCGATTAAATATAGTGATTTGGTTAAGCCGGATAATTCGATTACCGACCTAATCAACCAATTAGACCAACTTTCCGACGCCTATATGAACACTCTAAAAAATATTAAGAGTGAGGCAATTAGTGTTCGGGCGGCTTTGGCGGGCGTATCCGGGGCAACCGAGGACGGGCGAAAAACCATAAAGGGCGCAACGTCGGATACAGACCGTTTAACCCGTGCGGCACGGGATTTGGCATTTGCGGAAAGCGAGAACGCAAAGCGGTTGGCAGAATTGAAGCAAGCCCAAAAGGAGGCGAACGATATAAATAAACTTGTTATCAAATTGAACCAATCCGCCGAGGGTTCATATAACAGGTTGTCGGCGCAATATTCCCTTAACAAAATCTATCTTAACAACATGACGGTTGAGGAACGGGAAGCAACCGAGGAGGGGCGCAAGTTGGTTGCGGAAACAAAAGCGATATACGAGGAAATGAAGCGGTTGCAGGAAGCGACCGGGAAAACGTCGTTGAACGTGGGTAACTATTCCGACGCCGCAAAAGGACTGACGACCCAAATAGAAAACCAAACAAAGCAATTGGCGTTGTTGCGTTTGGAGGGCAAACAGGGGACGGCGGAATACCAACAGTTGAGCAAAGAAACGGCAATATTGCGGGATGCGGTCAAGGATGCGACCGCCGAAATTACCCGCATGGCGTCGGATACGTCCAATTTGGATGCCGTGTTGGGTGCGGCGGCGGCGGCGTCCGGTGGCTTTGCGGCATTTACCGGGGCAATGGAATTGTTCGGGGCGGAAAGTGAGGACGTACAAGAGGCGCAAAAGAAGTTACAAGCGGCAATCGCTATTACGACCGGAGTACAGGCGATACAAAACGCCGTGCAAAAACAATCGGCGGTTATGTTGGGTATTTCCCGTATCCAAATGGCGGCGTTGTCGAAAGCGCAAGTTTACAACCGACTTGTAACCATGCAGGGGACAAAGGCGACGTTGGCGGCGACAGTAGCGCAAAAGGCGTTTAATCTTATTGCGGCGGCAAACCCTTATGTTCTGTTGGCGTTGGCATTGATTACCGTTGTCGGGGCGTTAGTCCTGTTTGCCTCTAATACTGACAAATCGGCAAAGAACCAACAGAAACTTAACGAAGCGCAAAAGGCGTGGTTGGATTACCTTGCAACCGAGGCAACCGAAATGAACCGAGTAAGCAACGAACGTGTTGCGCAATTGGAACGGGAATTGAACATTGCAAAAGCCCGTAACGCAAGTTTGGGAGAAACCCGGAAAATTGAGGACGAAATATTGGCGGAACGTACAAAGGCGCACAATAAATCGGTCGGATTTTATGCACAAGAATTGAACGATTTAGAGGCGAACCGGGCGAAATTACAACAGTTGAACGAAATGTTGTTGCGTGTCAATCAAGCCAAAGCAAGGGGCGACAAAAAAATATACATTGACGTCGATTTGGACGGAAAGATTGATAAAGTAAAGGTTGATGATGCAATAGACGCCATACAGGGGCAAATAGATAATACCGGGCGGGCGGTTGATATTGCCGTTAATCTGAAAACCGAGGGGGCGGATTTGGATGCACAACGTAAAATCCAAGACGCACAACGTCAACAGGAAAACCGGAACGCCGCCAAAGCCGAAACCGATATTTTACGAAAAGCCGAGGACGCCCGGATTGCGTTAATTAAAAATTCGTTCGACCAACAGAGGGCGCAACGTCAAGCCGCCAACGCCCGTGCAATAGCCGATATACAATTGCAGTTGCGCACGGAGGCGAATTTAACAACTAAAGCCCGCAAAGCGTTGAACGACCAAATTACGGCATTACGTCAACAGTTGGCAAACGATATGGTCGATATTGCCAACCAACAACGGGCGGCGGAATTGGCGGCGCAACGTACCACGCAGGACGCCCAAATTGCACTTATGGCAGAGGGGGCAGAAAAGCAACGGGAACAATTGCGGGTCGAATACGATAGGCAAATACAGGATATAACAACCCGGTTGGAAACCGAACGGGGATTGACCGAGGCGCAAACGACCGAGTTGCTGAACCAACAAACCCTATTGCAACAACAGTACGCAAAAGAGTTGGGCGAATTGAACGACCAAATTACAATCGACCAAATGAACCGGGAAGCGCAACGGACGCAATTACGTTTGGACGCCGCCCGTGAGGGTTCACAGGAAGAAATAAATTTGCGTATTCAATTGTTGCAACAACAACGGGCAATCGAATTGGCGCAAAACAGGCAGTTAGCCGAGGACGTCCGCCAAAACGAAGCGGATATAAACGCCAAATACGATGCCGAGGTATTGAAACAGACGACCGAATTAAACAACCAACGGGCGTTGTTGTTATTCGACCAACAACAGGCGTTAGATGCGTCGGAGTTCGATTTGTTGCGTAACAGCGAGGAACGCAAAACCCGGTTCCGGTTAGACCAAGAAAAGAAGCGTTTGCAAAAGATTTTGGAATTGAATAAAACCGCCGGGGTCAAAATGACAGAACAGGAGGTTAAGACAATAGAAAACACAATTGCCAAAATCAACCAAGAAATTGAGAAAAGCAAAGGCGACGAACGAGGCAACGATATATACGGGCTTTTCGGGCTGAATTTAGACGACGACCAAAAGGAGGCAATAAGTACGTCCGTATCGTTCGCAATGGAGCAATTGGATACCTTTTTACAGGCTAAATTAGCCGCCGCCGATGCCGCCGTTACCGCCGCCGACAAAGAGGTTGACAGCGCACAACGTTCGTTGGATGCTGAATTGGAAGCAAGGGCAAACGGTTACGCCAATAACGTTGTTATGGCGCAAAAGGAATTGGATAACGCCAAGCGGAACCAAGACAAAGCGTTGAAAGAACAACAGAAAGCGCAAAAGGCACAACAGGCAATCCAAACAATCCAACAAATCGGAAACCTTGTAACGGCGTCCGCTTTGATTTGGTCGCAATTGGGGTTCCCGTTTGCAATTCCGGCAATCGCTGTTATGTGGGCGTCGTTCGCCGCCGCCAAAATAAAAGCGTCCCAAATGACGAAAGCCGCCGAGGGGGGCGGGTCGGAAAGTTACGGCGACGGTACGGTTGAGTTGTTGGGCGGTGGGTCGCACCAATCCGGCAACGATGTAGATTTAGGAACCAAGCCGGACGGAACCCGGCGACGTGCCGAGGGCGGCGAGTTTTTCGCCGTTATCAATAAACGTAATTCCCGGAGGTTCCGCCGTCTTATCCCGGACGTAATAAAGTCGTTGAACAACGGAACCTTTGCGCATAAGTATGGCAACGCATACAACGGGGCGGATACCATAACAATAAACGCAAACGGAGGTTCCACGGATATACGGGAATTGTCGGACGATGTACGGGAAATTAAAGAGCAAAACAAACGCCGTTTCTATGTAACCGGAAACGGTCGGGTTGTTGAGATTTACAAGAATTTGAAACGAACATATAAAAATTAGTATGAACCCGATATATGAATTTCTAATTACAACAGGGGAAAACCTGTTTAGTTATTGGGCGGGCGACGCAACAATTGGGGCGGTGTTATCTTTGGGAGGTAATACCGTTGAAAATTCCGCTTTCAATACGTCCGGTTATATGAAAGTAACGCCGGGTTCACGTGTACAATTTGGGTTGTGTTATAATTACGTGTTTTACGATGCCAACAAAGTACGTGTTCCGGGCGGGGCTATGTATGACCCGGATAATACAACAATTAAGGTTCCCGACGATGCGTATTATATCCGGTCGAGTACACGGGTTGCAGATTGGCAGAATTTCACGGTTTACGAATTAAAGTTGATGCACCCCGTTTATAAGGACGATTTGGCGAAAGATTGGGAAATTGAAACCAATAACCACTTTTACCGCCCGAAAATATCCGGCAAAATATCCTTTGTCGGAAAAGAGTTTGATTTGTTGAATAACGCAACCTTTGAAACTGAATTTCAATTTTATATCTACAAATCGAACGATTGGGGGCAAACGTGGTCGGAATATTATCACGGCAAATTTATGAAAACGGATTGCCAATGGAGTATCCCGGATAAAAAGGTTACGTTGCAACCTAACACCGTGGACGAATATAACGACGTATTGGCGGGATTGGAAAAGGAATATAATTTAATAACGTTAGCCCCGAAAATAAACCGTCTTAATCTTGCAAAACGCCCGCTTATTCAATGTTACATTCCGGGCGATAGTGTCGTTTCGTGTTTTCTTTCCGGCAACTATTGGGAACAGGATGCCAACGCAGTAACCGACCGCCGGGCATTGGTTTACGATTATCATTTTGCTTTGTGCAATATGCTGAAAGAAATACGCATTACCGCCGACAATGGTACGCCAAAAGCGGTTGCCGGATTATATGCGGGTTCCATGAAGTTAGACCGAGAAAGTAACAATTTTACCGGGTCGTTATACCCCGAAACGTCTAACGGTTTTCGTATTGATGTTTCCGTTGCTTATGTACCTCCGTTTTTCGGAATTGTAAATTGCAATTTAGTTAGGACGTCCGATAATACAATTATGTTTTCATATTCGACAAATATAGGCGGTTCCGGGGTATGGGATAATTTAGATTTCACAATGAACGCCAATACCGCTAATGGTGCAACGGGTACGGTATTGGCAGAAATGGCAACATATAATATTTACGTTCGTTATCTGTTAGATGTTGACACAATAAGCGGATTAAATACGTACCAAATTCCGGCGGATGATATTGTAGAGAACAACCGCAATTATAAACGGGCAATCGGTTACGCAATCGACGTGGCGTATATATCCAATAACTTTTCCAACGAGCCGACCCAATGGGGATTAGCGGACAACGGTAAATACTTTATTCCCCCGTATTCAATTTGGGGGCAAACGTTTTTCCCAATTGCCCGGTCAACGTGGCGTTATGCGTCTATTTGGTTCGGCTTTGCGACGTTTGATTGGATATTGGAAAGAGAGGGGCGCAAAACATACACGTTGCGGGATGCGTACCCGCTTGCGTCCGTTATATCGGTATTGTTGGGACAAATTGCGCCGGGAATAACCCACGAAGCAACCCCGGAATATAGCCAATTTTTATACGGGACGGGTTCCAATCCAATAGGATACAACCGTTTTACTCTTTTAATAACGCAAAAAACAAATATCTTAAAAGGCGAATACGACCAACCCGCACAAAAAGCCCCCGTAACATTGCAACAAATTACAAATATGTTGCGGGATTGTTTCCGTTGTTATTGGTACATACAGGACGGCAAATTTAAGATTGAGCATATACAATGGTTCCGCAATGGCGGTTCGTATAGTTACAACCAACAATTCAACGTCGATTTACAGGAAATTATCAATACCCGTAACGGCAAATCGTGGGATTTCAATACCGCCGCATGGGAATTTGATAAAGTGGATATGCCGGAACGTTTCCAATTTGAATGGATGGACGACGTTACACAGGCTTTCGAGGGATACCCGATTGAGGTTTTAAGTAAGTACGTTACGCCCGGAAAGATTGAAACAATAAACGTTTCCAACTTTACAACCGACGTGGATTTTATGTTGTTGAACCCCGGCGAAATGAGTAACGACGGGTTCGCCCTGTTTGCGGCAATATCCGCCGATAATAGTTATACGGCGTTTACAGAATCCAATACGTTTTATTGGCGAGGCGTTAAATATCCAAACCGTCCGCCATATCAGACGTACCGGGTTACATTGCCAAAAGAACACGGCAATATATATGTTACCGGGTCAACGGGAGGCGTAATAACAGTTTTGGCGACCTATTGGAGTACCAACGAGGACGGAAGTTTGAAAGCCTATATTGGGCAATCAGATGAATTTATCGGTACGGGTTCTAAAAAGATATATACACGGCAACAATTGAATGTTCCGGCGGATTGCGGGCAAATCTTTATTACCTATCAAACGGGGGATGCTTACGGCATTGAGATTGACCCAATTTATAAATTGCCGTTTATTCAATACAGTAACAACGGGTTGGATTACGAAATACAAAACGGGTATTTAAGTTGGATATATTTGCAACCAACATATTATCCGTATGATTTGCCCGCCCGCCGGGTTAAAATCAATAATTCCGAAACATACGCATACGGTATCGACCGGAAAAAGAAACAAACGGTAACATATCCGTCAATTGACGACCCCGACCCGATGAAACTAATAAAAACAAGTATAGGGAGCGGGCAAATAGACAAGATTTCAATAACTTTGCATAGTCGTAGCAACAAAGTAACATTAAAGTATGATACAGAATAATAATTTAAGCGTTTTACCGTGGTATCAGTCGTTAGACGAACAGAACCACCGCAAAACATATTCATACGGGGACGTTTACCCCCTGTTTACGCCGTTGAATATGTTGTTGCCGTTTCAGATTGTGCGCCCGCACCGTACAAACGGACTAAATTATTTTAGGATTTATAAGATTGACGGAACACAGGTTGCAGATTTAACCACACAGATTGCCGAAACGGGATTGTCAATTGTCCCGTTTGAGGCTTTGGGTTATGACGTTATTGTTTATACGGCTTTGTTGCCGTTAATATGGAGTTCGGCGGAGGGGCAATATTATGCCCAATTATCCGACGGGGCGCAAACGTGGTATTCCGAAGTTTTTACGTTGGTAAATATGACGAATACCAACTATTTAACAATTGAATGGTACGACGTTGAAAACATGGTATTTGACGACGGGCAAATTGTGTACGTTGACCCCCTGTATAAAAACCGTTTGTACCTTTGTACGCAGTTGGGAAAACCGGAATACGTGTTTGAGGAAGAGGGCGAAAACCGGGACGGGTATTTTTTCCCGGAAAAACAGGTTAGCGAAAAGACATACAGGTTTGTTTTTTTAGCCCCCGAATACCTTTGCGATGTAATGCGTATAATCCGTATGAGTGATTTTGTAACCGTTACCGATAATTACGGGCGTGTTTATCCGTGCGATACGTTTTTGATTACCCCCAAATGGCAAACACAGGGTAATTTAGCAAGCGTTGAGGCGGAATTTCAGACCGCAACGGTTATTAAAAAGATTGGACGGGGATACATTACGCCAACGGGCGGCGATTTCAACAATGATTATAATAACGATTTCAAAAACAACATTTTATAACTTTTTTATTATGGCAAATTATACAGACTTAAAAGCCGCAATTGCTAATGTAATTAAGCAAAACGGAAAAAACGAGATTACGGGCAACTTGTTACAACAAACGTTGTTCAGTATGGTTAACGCATTGGGATTGGGTCAACAATTCCGAGGTATGGCAACTTTTAATACAAACCCAAGCGGGGCGGATAGCCCGCAATTTTGGTTTGCAACCAATTTGGGAACATACACCAATTTTAATAATTTCACTTTGACCCGTGGAATTGCCATATTGAGCAATGCGACGGGCATTTGGAACGGAGTGCAAATTGATATTCCCAATATGTTGGATATAAACAATTACGCAACGCAAGCGTCGCCAACTCTTAATTATGTACAGGGATATATAGATTCTAGCAGATATGTTTATGTTCCTTCTACTAACCCGGATCACAAATGTATTAAATTGAATGTTAAACCGGGTCAAGTCTTGTATGTAACTAACGACCGCAGCGACATGCATAATTATATGTTGGACGGTAACGGGTCATTGGTTCGGCGTATTTTATTGCCGCAAGGAACAACCAAAATTACGGTCGGTCAAAATGAGGTCGTTTTTTGGTTTGCTGTTTCATTCCCCGGTTATGTTGGAAACCCGGCAAACCAAGATATATACGTTGTACCCAAAGGGATAGACGACATACAAGCTCAATTAACGACATTTGCCGAAAGCCTAACCAATGTGCAAAAGGTTACGAATGCTTTCGACGTTGTGGAAAAGATAAGCGAAACAAACCTGTTGAACCCCGATACATACGAACACGGTTTTTATTTAAATGCAGCAGGCAATCCGTATACATACCCGTCGTTATCAACGTCCGGTTTTGTTCCTGTTGTTGCCGGGCAAACGTACCGTCTTTATGGTATGCGAAGTGGCGGAGTAATAGGAGCATGCCGTTATGTTAATTTCTTTACAGGTACGCAAGTTAATATACCGAACACGCAAGTTGCAGACGTAGAAACCGTAACAATCCCGGACGGTTGCGAATATATCCGAGTTGCAAGTTATAACGGTTCGCCAAATACCGAACCAATGATTTACGATTTACGATTGACTGGGGTATTTTTGGGAGCGTCCGCACCTTTTGAGTCTTATTTTTTAGAAAAATCGGTGCATTATGATAACGGACAATCATACGCCGAAAAGAACGCACTAACGTTGGTAAACAAATCCGATGTTATGCAAGCAATTACGGGTATGGGTGGAAAATCCAAATTAACCGTTGAATTTGCCAACCCCGGCATTACGGTAAAACGTGGTTCGGATTTCATTGCGGGAACGTTAAACAGATATGCCGCCAATAATCCAAATTATGCGGGTAATCCAATGTTCAATTTTGTAAATTGGAGAATAGGAGCCGCCACGAATACAAATGGCGATGACGTCGCACCGATGCACGTACAAAATACAACGATAGGGGCGAACCATGCGCAACCGTGTATGATTGGAACCATAAACGCACACGGGAAAGATAATACCGCAATCGGTACGGAATGGACGCACACGAACGGAACCAAATTTTATATTATGCGTATTGTTGACGGAAATAATATTGTATTCCTTTCCGAAAACACAGGAACGCCGGAAAATCAAACATTTGTAAACCTTTCGACCGGAACGTTAACGAGCGGTGCGCAGACAATGACAGTATCCGCCGTTGCGCCAACGCAATTGTATGAAAGCGTATTTAATGTAAAACAAAAGGTATTGCAAAACGGCGTTACTGAAATTACAGAGGCGCAAACGTTCGGTTGTGATTTTGTCGATGTTGTCGAGGAATACGATATTGTTAATACCGCCGAGGTATTGGATAACATTATTGCGAGGGCGGGACAATCCGGCGACCCCGTGTTTACGAGTACGCCAATGATACACGTAGAGAACATATACCGATTTTTGCCTAATTTATCCGTTGTTGTTATTACTAACGTCGTATCAAATCAAACGGTTAAATTGTCGGATATAATGTTTACGCAAGCAATCCCCGTTGGCGTTGCGGCGAGTACCAAATATTACGTACCTAATTCGTTGCCCGTTGCCGGGTACGATTTCCGTAAACCGTTAGCCGTAAATTGGAGTACGTCCGTACCAAGTATATATTTTACGTCGGCAAATTGGGCGGATGCCGATAACCCGGTTAATCGTGTTGTTCAGTTAGCCCCCGCCGTCGGATTTGCTATTGGGTTCCTCAAAGCCGCCGGAGTGGGTAAGGATTTGAAAACATATACCGGACGAACATTTGAATTGCGAAACAATACCGGGAAAGTTTACCCGCATGGCGTCGATAGTATTGCACAGGGCGACACGTTAACACCGGGGAAAATGTTTACCGCCGTAATGTATCGTTGTTTCTTTGACGTTACGCAACCCGCCAATCGTTTGTCGATGTACAATTGCACGTTCAACGGTTCGGAATACGTGTTTGTTGACTATTCCGGTACGACGTTAGACCATGTTATTGTTAACGCTGAATTGGACGGCAAAACAATTGAGGTTGTCGAGGCAAAGAACGCCGAGTTGAAAACCGACGTTTATAACAATGGGTTTTACGTTAACGCAACGTATGTGGAGGGCGAAACCTGTTATATCGTTGTTAAGGTAGGATAATTAACTAATCGGGGGAACGGGCAACCGTTTCCCCTTATTTGCTTATTACAATGGAAAAGTTATTTACGTGGGAACAATGGCGGTTAATATTCGCCACAACTGCAAGTCCGTTACTTGCTTATTTTACCCCAACGGCGGGGTTTATGTACGCTTTGATAATAATGTTTGCGTTCAACATTTGGGCGGGTATGCGGGCGGACGGCGTGGCGATTAAGAATTGCAAACGCTTTTCGTTCCGTAAGTTTAAGAACGCATTGGCGGAATTGCTTTTGTACGTTACAATCATTCACGTAATTTATAGCGTAATGTTACAATGTGGCGATAACGAGGCGGCAATGATTGTAATAAAGTCGCTTACATACGTTTTTATGTATGTGTATTTGCAAAACGCTTTTCGCAATTTAATTGTAGCATATCCCAAAAAGATTGCATTACGTATCATTTACCACGTTATCCGGTTGGAATTTACACGGGCGTTGCCGTCATATTGGCAACCAATAATCGAACGGTTCCAAGCCGAAACCGACGGGGATATTATTAACAACAAAAAGGAGGGGAAAGAATGAAAACCGTAATTTTAGACAACGGACACGGCAACAATACAGCCGGGAAACGTTCGCCCGTATGGAGCGACGGCAAACAATTGTTTGAATATGAATTTAACCGGGACATTGTGCGGCGTATTGCGGCACAATTGGACGCCGCCGGGATACCGTACCGGATTTTAGTACCGGAGGAAACCGATATATCATTGGGGGAACGTTGCCGCCGTGCAAATAAGATATACGAGGAAACCGGGGGCGATTGCTTTTTATTGAGTATTCACGCCAACGCCGGGGGCGGCACAGGTTGGGAGGTTTACACGTCGCCCGGTCAAACTAAAGCCGACCCAATGGCAACCGTATTTTACAAAGAGGCGGAAAAGGAATTTGCGCCGGACGGTTGGCGGATGCGGGCGGATTATGCCGACGGCGACCCGGATAAGGAAGCGGCATTTTATATCCTTATGCACACGAAAGCCCCCGCAATCCTTACGGAGTCGTTTTTTATGGATACCGAAAAAGATTGCCGTTTTCTTATGAGTGAAACCGGGCGGGAACGTATCGCAAATATGCACGTCGCCGCAATAAAACAAATTGTATGAAAAAGATATTGATATATACGGCGATAATTGGAGCAATTGCCGCCGTTCTTTACGGGCAATACGCCCGGATAAAGAGTTTAACCGCCGAACGAGATAAGTACCGGAGCAATACGGAAACGTTATTGCAGAACGTCGAACAATACAAAACAAAGGACAGTTTGAACGCCGCCACGGTTGGCGCATTGCGTTTGACGTTATCGGAATATCAAAAATACAGGGCGGACGATGCGGCATTGATAAAAAGGTTGCAAACAAAGAACCGGGATTTGCAAGCGGTTACGACCGCCCAATTGGAAACGATAAACGAATTACGGGGAACCGTCCGGGATAGCGTCGTTTATTTGCCCGGCGACACGGTTACGACCGTATTACGTTGCGTCGATATTGTGGAACCGTGGTTTGAGTTACACGGATGCGCACACCCGGACAATACATTTACCGGGGTACATATAAACCGGGATAGTCTATTGATTGCGGCAACGGTTAAGTATAAGCGGTTTTTGGGGTTCCTTTGGAAAACCCGCAAAGTAAAGAGCCGGAAGATAGACGCCGTTAGTAAGAACCCGGCAACGCATATATTAGGGGTTGAATATATAGAGATAGAGGAATAACGATAACTTTTTATTCTGTATTATACTTTTTGGGGGTTGTAACTGTTGGTTGCAATCCCCTTTTTCGTTTTGCCCGTTTTTAGCCCCAAATTTCAATTATTTTGTCCGAGTGGATAAAATACCCGTCCCGGCAAATAAAGTGTCTTAAATCAAAAATTACCCAAAAATAACTTTGCGGGATACCAAAAGAATAATTTTTTATGCGAAAACACGAAAATAAAAAGAAATTTCTTTGGTAGTTGAAATAAAAGCCCTATATTTGCACCATGTTAATACAACGACCGGGCGTTTTCCCGGAACAAAAAGAGCGATACAATGAAACCCGAAAGCATTTATAACGGATTAGAGTACACAACAAAAGAAATTAACCGTACTTTCAAAATCAAAGTAAACGGCGTATTCAACGGTAAGAAGTTAAACACGTTGGTTGGCGTTTCCGGTTTAATTAAATTGGTTGGCGTCGAAATGGCAAACAAATTGTTGCGCCGTGCGTTCCGTTGCGTTAAGGATGCCGAACATTGCAAATTGCGTCGGGGTTTGAAAATATCCTTTTATTATCATTAATCAGTAAATCCGACCGGGCGGGTTCCCGGAACTTAATATATTTTAGTTATGGAAACAAAAAGAACACAGGCAACCGACATTGCCGAGATTGCAACCAAGTTAGACGGTAAGGTTAAATTTTCGTCAATCATTTACAGCCAACAAATGTTGGAGGGTTACAGGGATACAGGCGTTAACGATATGTATTTTATCGGCAAAAAGTTTGGGTTGTGGTTTTATACGAGCCGGGCGGCGTTGGATAATCTTTGTTATCTGCAAAAATCAGATTTCCCGACGTGGGTATTGTGTGAAAATTCATTGAGTTTGTACGAAATAAAGTAATACGGATATGGACGCAAAAAAGTTAATCGGAAAAACGTTCGCTTACAAAGGTATTGGCAACATGGTTTATATCGTAGTCGTGCAAGCGTTGGAACCCAAAGGCGAACGATACGACGCCGATAGTTATACAGGCAAACAAACCCTTATATTCCCAAACGGGGAAAGTCTGACGAAAGATTGGGCGTGTGTACGGGGTGCATTTGAAAACAAGAAACGCCGAGGCGAATTAAAAACATTAAGATAATAACCCGCCGGGGGTTCGCCCCCGGCACAACAACAAAGATTATGACAAAGTACATTTTGAGCAAACAGGCAAAAGGCAAAAAGTATTTATACACAGTTACCGACGAAAACGGCAACATTGTTTCAACAAGAACGTCCGCCCGTGATTATGTGGCGTGTACCGCCGACGGTTCGTTTTATTTCGGTCGGTTGGATTTAATAGGCAAAGGCGACCACGGCAAACGATTGAGCCATACGGCGGCAATATTGGCAAACCCGGAAAAAGAATACAAAAAAATGGCTGCGTATTTTACGCCGGATTACCGGGAACAATGGAAAGCCGAAAACCCCGCCGAACAATGGATTGCCCGCAATATTGAGAGCGCAACAAAGGAAAAGGAGCGGTTAAACGCAATTGCGTATTTGCAGTAATAACAAGCCGGGGGCAATTGAACCCCCCGGCACAATTATTTGAAAGAATGAGCCGAAACAGAGAGCGACAACAGGAAATGCAACCGGAGCGGACGGAATACGCCCGTACCCGGTTGGAGGCGTTGGGGTATCCCGTTACGGAGATAAACGCCACGACTTTACAATTTACGTTCCGGGGTTCTCCTGTTACATTATACCCGTATTCCGGTTGGTTTACAGGCAAAGCCGTAAAAGACGGGCGGGGTATTCATAACCTATTAAAACAAATACCGATGCGTTGGGCGTTGAGAAACCAAGATAAAATAAAAGCAGCATTTGAGCCGAACGGGGACGAAATATTGACCCGGATAAAAGAGAGTTTAACCCGGTATTTCGCCGCCGACCGTTCCGGGTTCCCGGAGGGATACCGAGATATTGAGGACGATTTTAACCAATTGCCGGGGGAACCGTACCCAACTATTGCAATAAACGACGTCGGCAATGATAGCCGCATGATTGAATTTTACGTTATCGGTAAGCAATACGATGTTTACCGATTGGCATTTAAGGGCTTTACAAAGTGTTAAGATATGGAAAGCGTTATTATTGAGGAAATGCGGGCGTTCTTACGTTTGGATTTGAACCCCCGCCAACATAAATATTTTACGGACACAATCGACGTTGCAAAACGTGTTGAGGTCGTCCCGGTATCGGAGGTATTCAACGAACGGGAAATTGAATTGATACGGCGGATTGTCCGCCCGCAAAAACAAGCGTGTTACAAAAATGCGCATTTGCTGACGTTGTTATTTCCCGACCGGGTGCAATATTGCGAGGGCAAAACGCTTGCGATAATACCAATAGACCATGCGTTTAACCGGGTCGGCGACAAATACGTTGACATTACGTTTGAAATGGCATTGAAAGACGACGGATTTACGGAGTATGAATACGTTGTATTTGGGGAATATCCGGCGGGCGTTATCGAAACCATAACCGAGCAAACCGGATATTATGGGGAGATATACCGATATTGTTATTGTGCGGAACAAATGGCATTGGAAAAAGATACCCCCGGCAATCCCAAAGGGACGACCGGGGGCGGTTCGCAGTAACCGAGAGCGATATTTGGTAATGCGGTATTGCAAAGATATGCTAAAAATGTTGTTATCCAATGCACCCCGTAAAAATGATTTTCAAAACAAAGGTTTTATTTTTGGTAATTAAAATATTCTTTCTACATTTGCAGAACGAAAGAATAACAGCCTACCCGGAGGGATACCGGGCAATGATATGAAAATAAAAGAGAGCGAACAATTAAAGAGGTTGGCAACCGCAAGCGGTCAAACGCCCAACAAAGTATCCGAAACAATCGTTACGGAGTTAATCAACAAAGGAATTATTGAGGACATAAGCGACAATTGGGGTTGCCCTGTTGTCGATTGTTACGAACGGGACGTTACAATTGAACAAATGGCGGGTATTATCCGGGCAATTGGTGTTTCCCCCGTTCGTTCCGTTCATTTGGACGACCTGTTGGAGTGCATATTGATTGGCGACGATGATTGCCCGGAGTGTGGCGGGGAAATGGAAGTTACGGACGGCGAATATAAACAGACCGGAGGCGACGGATATTTGACCCCGCCGGAATATATCCCAATTTGGGAGGAAAAAATGTGCCGACATTGTGGGTATAAAGAGAACAACGAACCAAGTTATTAACGTAAAAAATTAAAGTTATGGCATTAAGATTAAGAGTAAACGAAGCAATCGCCCGTTCGGAGGCTAACGGGAAAAAGGTATTGAAAAAAGACATTGCCGCACGTCTTTTTGAGGGTGCAAGTGAAAGCGCACAACAGGTCAATATGACGAATTTATGTAACGGCACGACCAAACGGATTGTCCCGGAATGGGTCGTTATCCTTTGCGAAATGTTGGATTGTACGGCGGATTACCTGTTTGGAATGGAGGGCGGCAATGAAAAGTAAATTGACAACATGGTTGGAACGTGCCGCCGATACCATGTTTTCCGAGATATGGCAAGCGAAAGCCCTAATTGTCGTATTTGGCGTATTGGGAATTTGTTGTTTGGTTGGTTCTTTTTGGAACCCGTGGCAATTATTATTCGCTGTTATGTGTGCGGCAATGGTTGTATGTGGAATTTCAGAATATAAAGAGGTTAAAAGAAAATGAGAACAAAGAGCGATAAACCGGGCGACCCGGTAAAAGAGGTTGCGGGAACCGTTGGCAATATTGCCCCGGAAATGTTCCCGGAGGTAAACGAGGAACAACAACATATAATCCCCCCGTTTGTGGAAATGGAACCGGAACAACCGACCGGAGTATTTGAGATTGTGCCGGGCATGACGGTTGAGGAAATGACAGCAATGTTTTTCGACGAAAAAACGTTGATTGAACCGCCGTATAAGGTTTGGCAGTTAAACAGTAAGGGACACCGATATTATTACCGATACGACGAAAACGGGGAACCGGAGTTTTTTCCGTCGGTAACAACCATATTGTCCCAAACGTTACCAAAATCCCCGTTTCTAATCAATTGGATTGCAAACAAAGGGATTGAGGAAAGCGAACGTTATAAGGGCGAACGGGCGGCGTATGGTACATTTATGCACGCCGCATTTGAGGAATTATTGATTAACCGGGCTTACGATTTGGACGGGCTAAAAGGTAAACTAAAAGAATATATTGAGGTTTACAGGTTGCCGGATGATTTTATTTATTATGCTGACGATTTGAAAAAGGACGTATTGGCGTTTGCTCAATTCGTTTTGGATTATGACGTTAGACCGTTAGCCGTGGAAATTGCGTTGGTACACCCGTATTACAAGTATGCCGGAATGATTGATTGCCCGTGTACTATGTTGGCAAAGATTGGCGGCGACGAACGTATTAACGCAATCGTCGATTTCAAAAGCGGGCGCAAGGGCTTTTATGAGGAAGCGGAAATACAATTGGGAATGTACCGGGATATGTGGAACGTTAATTTTGAGAAATTCCCCGTAACCCGTATTTTCAATTTCAGCCCGAAAGATTGGCGCAAACGTCCGTCGTATAATTTGAAAGAGCAAACCGATAGCCCCAATATTAAGAAAATCCCGTATTTGTTGGAGATTGCCGCAATTGAGGACGAAAAGCGGGATAACACGTTTACGGCGGTTAATGGTTTGGTTGTGTTGGACGATGCCCCGGACTTAACGAACAATGTAATATCGTTGTCGTTGTCTGAATTGATTAAGACAAAAGCCCCCAAAGAGGCGACGCCGGACGAAACCACGGACGCCGCCGATAAGGTCAAAGCGGATGCGGACGCACCGGAGGCAACCCCGGAACCGGAGGTTAAGAAAGCAAAGATTGTCAAACGTGCCGGGAAAACGGCAAAGGAGGCGGAAAATAAGCCCGCCACGCCACGAAAGACAACGAAACGGGCGGTTGCACCGGAAAAGGAACAAAAGCCCGTAAAAGAGCCTAAAAAGCCCAAAAACGATAATAAGAAAAAGTTGTTGAACGATAACCCGGAAATATAGGATATGAAAACAGGACGAATAAAACGACCGGAGGCGGAACGCAACCGCCTAATTTTACCCCGTGTCGGTCAAATTAAAATAGGGATGCGCAACGCCAACGGATACCCGCAAAGCGTTGATTATTTTATCCCCGTGGGAAAGTATGCCGGATTATTTACACAGGCATACGGAGAAAAGCCCCAAACAATCCAAATTGTTTTCCCGGACGACGACCCGGCGAAAGTATGCAACGAGCGTTACGAATACCGGGACGACGACGGACGATTGATTGCGGCGGGAGACGGCGAAACGTTCCAAGTATGGGACGGAAAGAAATACGAGGAATTGACGGTTACGCAATATCCTAATCTTATGGCGTCGATAGCCAAACGATACCCGAACCGGAAAAGCAAACAACCCGACGCCGACGGTTGGGAGGTTACATTGACGTTAAACTTTATTGTTCCTTTGGTGCGTGGTGTTGCCGGGGTATGGCAGTTTGCAACAAAGGGTACGGCGTCCACAATTCCCCAAATCCGGGAAACGTTCGACGGTATGTTGGAGGAACGGGGATTTTGTAAGGGCGTAATATTTGATTTGAACGTACAATTTGCCACGACCCAAAAGCCGGGCGACAAATCCCGGTTCCCGGTTGTTTCGTTGGTTCCGAACGAAAGCCCGGACAATGTATTGAAAGTACGGAAAGCGTGGGAACCTGTTAAACAATTGGAGGGGGGCGAAAATGGCAGTAAGTAAACGACAATTCGCCCCGGTTCCGGGCGACCCTATCAATATACGCCGCCGACACGAATTTTATATTACGGCGGTATGTGTTGAGAATTTGGGGCAATATGATTGCCAACAATGTGTATTAAATCAATTCCCGGATTTATGTAACCGTTGTTTGTGTAGTCCGAGCCAAAGGGAGGACGGGAAAAGTATAATTTATAAAACGGTTGACAATGACAATTAGAGATAGTAATTATATAACGATTTTAGCCCCGATGATTACCCGGTTAAAGTTGAAAGGTAACGAATTGTTGGTTTTCGCTTTGATACACGGGTTTAGTCAAGACGGGGAAAGTCGTTTTAAGGGGTCGTTGCGATACCTTATTGAGTGGACGGGGTTAGACAAAACAACCGTTATTAAAATACTCAAATCGTTAGTTGAAAAACAGTACATTACAAAATTTGAGTACGAAAAAAACAAGGTTCGTTATTGCGAATATACGACGAATTATTGGGCGGTTTTGGAGTGGTTGGAAAATCCCACCACCCCCCCGGTTGGAAAATCCCACCACCC